ATGATATACGTTAATAAATACATTAATATTCACAAAGGATCGTATAATTATATGACAGAATTAGGTTTTATTTTAAATGAAAAAACAAGAAAGCAAATAAGTTTAAATAATAATGAACCGTTTGATAATTATTGGAAATATAATAAAATAGGATTAAATGAATTTAAATTAATTTAAATAAATTTAAATTAATTCAAATTTATTTTCTAATGTACATTTATAAAATGAATGTTAAGTTGGATATGAATACATTAAATTGTGTTTTATTGGTTGTTGTATTATCTTTAGTTATAATGTGTTGTATGAAAACAAACAATGAAAGTTTTCAAAGTATAGGGGCACCACTTTGTAACTCACACGGCAGTAGAAAGCCTTGTAATGATCAATCATGGTGTACTTGGGGCTTAGGTAATGACGGGACGAATTTTATTGGTAATTTATATAAACCGGAGGTATGTTATAATAAAATTGATTTTAAAAAAATTAAACAATCGAGTGATGAGAAGTCCAAAGATGATCCTGCGTGGGATAGAAATTATGTTCGTTATGGTTCGGGAAGGGCGCAACTTGATTTAGAATGTGAAAAATATGAAGAACTACCTGCCGATAGGTGGAATATAAAAAAACAATGTAATTTAGATCCTGATTGCTCATTTTCAGACAAAAATGGATGTAAGCTTACTAAAGAGAGGAGACAGCAAGTCCTGAGACGTGGCATTCATAAAAAAAATACTAAACATATATTTACGAGTTGTGCTGAAATTGGTATGAATCAAGGTGAATGTAGAAATGGGCAAGGCAACATTAATCTAAATCCGAAAAATTTAGATTGTTTATGGTCAAGTAGACAAAAAATATGTTATCCAAACAAAAACAAAACAGGAACAACCGAAGGACAAAACATCAACACACAAGGTTCCTTCTCCTTCCCACAAATGAGTTGCGATGAAATAAATGCAATCAGTCCAGATGAATCTAGAGATACATCTGATCCTGCTTACTGGGCACCTATTAGAAAGCCATGTAATATTGCTGAAGACTGTCGTTGGTCTAGTAATAATAATAGATGTGTTTATGGGAAGAACATCAACACACAAGGTTCCTTCTCCTTCCCATAAACAACACTAGCAGCAAGAATATTCCCACCAACAACGCGAGCTTGATATTCGAGTTGTGAAGAAATTGAAGGTCCAGCTGAATGTAATCGTGGCCAAGGTATAGGTTTAGGTTGTAGATGGTCGGACCACTATGACGCATGTTTGTCTGCTCCTCACTGACGCCCCCCCTACACCTCTGGTTCCTTCCAGACAAGAACTATGTTATTCAGCAAGTAGCTAAGACATTAGTATTATTAATATAATTAAAGTTAGGCAATTAATTTTATAGGAGTTAAATTATTATTTTCAAAATAATTCGAATATTTTATTCGTTCATTAAAATCATTTGAATAAGCATAATCTGGACCATTTAAATTTGGGTATTTTTCAGAATCTTTTTGTTCTTCACAACACATATTACATTCTATACCAGAACAATTATCTTTTTTACAATTATAACAAACAGCTTTATTACTATCTAAATATTCTTTATATCCTAATAAATTTATATTTACAGGCATTTCACAATAACCTTTTTTACAACCACCTCTTTTATTGGGATAATTATTATTTTTTTTATAAAAAGGGCAATCTTCATCATATAAACATGGAGAATCATAAATACCTATTGTATTATCATTTTTTGAAACAGATATACATTCATTTTTATTCTTAGCATTTTTATAAAAACAATAATGACTATCATATTCATAAATTTCTTTTTTTCTCTTTTCTTCTAAAAAATTTTTAAGATCTAATTCAGTTGTTTTATTACTAAAATTATCTGATAAGCCAAATTTATTTTTATTAAATTTTGAGAATAAAATATTAGATTCTATATCTGTTCCTAAAATTATCAAATCGTTAATATAATATTTAATATTGTAATTGTCTAATAATATATCAAAATATACTATAAAATGTGTTTGTTTATTAGGACGAAATACACGCATTTTAAAAATAAATTGTTCTAAATGTTCTTTATAATTTATATTATATGTTAGTAATTTATCTTCAATATATTTAAAGCGTTCATTATTCACATATTTCATTTTATATAATTTATCATCAGCTAAAATACTTATTTGCTCAATAATCCATTCTTTTACTAAATAGTATGAATATAATAATGATTGATCAAATTTTAATTTTATTAAATTATTTATAGATTTTTTATATATATATAATGGATTTTGTTTTAATCTAGTTAAAATATCATCAAATTCAATTAAAGATAATTCTCTTTTGATTTGTGGATAATTTGTTTGTTTATCTAATTTATTTATTAATTCTAAATTTCTTTTACTAATATTTTCACTATTAATATTATTTTTTTTATATTCTAATTTTTGTTTTAAATTTTTATATTCAGATATATGTAAATCTAAATTATTATCAAATTGATTAATAAATTTAGTATCATTATCATATTTAAATTCAGAAATAGGAACAAATTCATAATTTTGATTATAATCTTGGTATGTTTCTATAAACATAGAAAATGTAAATAATATAATTAACAATATTAAAGTTAGGAATAGTAGTATGTTCATTACTATATTAAAATATTTTATAATTTAAATGAATGAACAAATAATTAAAGACAAAATGAATAGAAATAAAAACATTAAATCAGAAATTAGAAATTTAAAAGAAAAAATATACATGTTAAATCAAGAAAAAAAAATAAATGATGTTTTTATTTTTAATAATTGTCAACATAATTGGGTTAAAGATAGAAACTTTTTTCAATACGATGACCGACCTAATAGATGTACTAAATGTAATATGGTTAGGAATTAGAATAATATTATTCAATACATAATAAATGTCTAATATCAGCACTATAATTAGGACGTGGATAAACTTTAATACATCCATTAAGATGTTTTTTATTTTCACCTCTACCATATAAATTTACTAGTTCTTCTATTTTTTGTTTATATTCCTCTATCCATAAAGCATCTTTCAAAAATATATCTCCATTTACACATAATACTTGTGGTTCTATATTCGTTTTTTTCTTATAATCTGTTCCTGTAAACAATATAATATAATAAATATCCGGTGAGGGACATGTATCATTAAACATAATAGTAAATCCATCTGTTTTTTTAACTTCAATATTAATTTTTTCTTCTCCTACATTACGGAAATCTTTACTTTGTTGGCTTCCGGCCTCTTCAAAATTAAGATTTAATTCTAATAATATATTTTTTACAGCACTAATAACATTTCGTTCAGAAACCTGAGTATTACCTAATTTAGTTTTAAACTCTTTAATAAATTTAGATGTAAATTTTTTTTTAATAGAATTAGAAATAATTCTAAATAATTCTGATGACATTTTATTTTTAAATTTTTAAATAAAAAAAAAAATAAATCAATTTTAATTTACTAAATGCTTAATAATAGTAGTAATTAATGGTGGTGGAACCGCATTTCCTATTTGAACTATTTGTTCATCATTTTTACCATTTATTTTGAAATTATTAGGAAATCCCTGTATTTGTTTTAATTCATTTGGAAGTAAACATCTTAGAAAATAACCATTTTTATTTTCTAGAGGCACAAAGAAACGTGGTTGTCTAGCATATGTACATATAATTGTTTTTGTAGGATTTCTGATATCAATTATTTCACCTCCTACAGGTATACGTTTTCCAAAAGATAATCTTGATGGATAGTTGTTACCATCATAAATATAATTTTTTGATTTTGCTAATAATTTTAAATTAGGATGTGGATTATTTTCAATTTCATCATTATTTAAATCTGTTAATATACATTCTGTTGGTATAGATTTCATATCAAAATCTGTATCATCTATTTTTAATGCTCCAGTCATATTAAATTTAACAATATCAATTAAATTAAGGTTTGGATTTTCTATAGGAGGTGGGAAGACAAATTTTTTATTAATATTATTTTTTATACCAACTATTATTAATCGTTCTCTTTTTTGTGGAATATTGTATTCATGGGCTTTTAAAACTTTATAAGATATACTATAATCTAAGTCTTCAAAAACCTTTTTTATAATATTAATATAACTTACTTTAAATTTGTTATATATATCTTCTATATATTTATGATGTATAATATCAGTATTATTTAGTTCTATTGATTTATATAAATAATTAATAGTTTGTTTATTTTTTTGTTTTATTTTTGGATTATTAATTATTTTATAATATGTTTCTAATATTTTTTCTTTATCTTCATTATATTCATCACATTTAACCTTTTTTAGTTCCTTATATAATTTTTTAATTATATTTTCATTTGTTTTTTCTTTACTTTGTATCTTTATAAATTTAAGTAACAAATCATATTCAGTTAATAATTCTTTAATATCATATTCAACACTATTTTTATCTTTTGTTGATAATAGTTTATATAAATATGGATATAATGTTTCTATATTATGTGTTTTTATATAGTGTAATAATTCTGATGTATTATATTTATTAAAAAAGTCAACTATACTTTCAATTGTAATTGTATATTTAGTCATTAATCCTTTTACATTTTCACCAATTATATATTTAGGTTTGATCAACTTTGTTGCTCTATGAAATTCTCTAAATAATGTGTTTCTTGGATCATCAAGATTTTTTTTACCAGCATTTGAAAATCCTTGACAGGGAAATCCAGCAAATATTAAATCACATTTATTTTTGTATTTTAAAAAATCTGAATCATCCGTTTTAGTAATATCCCCATTACCAATAAGTTCACAATCTGTAAAATTTAAATCATGTGTTTTTCTAAAAATAGACGATATCTCAGAATAAGCAATTAAATTTAATCCAGCATTAGTTATTCCTAATGAGTCACCACCCATACCAGAAAATAAACTGATAGCATTTAATGGTGATGTTTTTTTAACAATAAATTTTTTAGGCATTAATATTTTATATAAATGAATTTTTAAATAAATTCAATTTTATTATTTTAAATAATAAAATTTAATTTAAGATAAATTTAAAAAATTACGTTTCTCCATCATAATCATCATCTCCTTGATCATCACCATCATCGTCCGGCATATATTCTGCTTCTTGTTGGACCATTTGATTTTCTAAAAGTTGTCTATTTTCACCATCCAACCATTCTTGATATTGTTCTTCTGAAAATCCTTCTCCTAATTGTGTTAAAGCATTTTGTCTATGAATTAAGTTTTGTTCTTCTTCTGTTGGTAGAACTTGATCTATATCTTCTGGTTCTTTTTCATCAAAAAATAATTCTTTATCTGTTTTTTTTGATATATCTTTCCACTTATCTATACCTAAAGATATCATAGTTTTTAATGCTTGTCTAGATTCTTTATCTAATTCTTGTATAAATTTAAGTGTGCTTTCTTTTTCAATATCACTCTTTTTTTCAATAGATTCACTTATTTTAGAATGTGTAAATTTATCAGAATATAATGTATGTTCCTGCATTTTATTTAAAATATCATAAATGAGTGAATATACTTCCTTTTTATTATTAGTTATAAATGAATCCATTTCTAATTCATTTAATTGATTTTGCTCATCTTCTTCATAATCTATACTTTTTATATCTGATTCAGGATCGTTAAAACTATTTACTTTTACTTTTGTTTTTGGGTCTAGATTGTAAGAAAGCATTTCTTTAATTATAATAACTAATATAAATTCTAATAAACTTGCTAAGTTTTCTTTTGTTAATTTACTGTATTGAATTATTTTTTTACAATCATATATATGATTTTCACTTACTATATTTTTTAAATTTTGAGATGATGATCTAATTATTATAAATAAATCAGTATATATTGATTCAGTATTATTTTTTAATTTATTAGATATATATTTATCTATTAATTTATTATCATTATCAACATAATTGGTTAAATTTGTGGCATATGATTTTTCTATTTTCCAATTTTTTGGAATTTTAATTAGATCATCACTTTTATTATGTTTTATTTTAGAAATTGTATTAATTAAATAAGAATAAATAAACTTATATAATAAACTTATTTTTGAATCAATAAAATTAGATTTAGCTTTATTTTCACCATATAATTCTAATTGTTCAGTATATATAGTATTTAAATTTCCAATATCCATTAACATTTGTTTAATAATTGTAGTTTTTTTAGGATCATATTCGTTAAATAATTCTATTATTTCATCTTTTTCAACTTCAATTTGTGCGTTAAAATCTTCGTTCCAATATTTACTTATTTCTTTTACATTTGTCATTTTTGATAAATTTTCTATAAAAGATGTTAAATATGTATTTGATTTTAATAAAGAATTACTTTGTATTATCTCATTTAATGAAGTTATAATATTTAATTTGTTATTTAATGTTTTATTTTCAATTAAGTTCTTTTTAAATATTTCATTTATTAAAGCATAATATTCATCTTTTCTATATATTTTTTGTTTAATCGAATCTCTAGTTTGTCCGGTTAAAACACATATATCATCATCATACATATGTTTATTACCAATAAATAAACCGTCAGATATATAATTCTCAAATAATGTAGTAATAGTTTGTTGGTCAACTTCATCTTCTAATGTAAACATTATATTAGAGAAACTTGGTAATGAAGGTTCAGTATCTTTATTTATAGTAATATTTAGTTGATTAATAATATTTTGATATTGCTCTAAAATTTTATTATTTGTTAAATACCGTTCTAAATTTTGATTAGATTTAAATGAATCTAAATTTTTATAATTATTATCTAAATTATCGATACAGCATGATTGTTGTAAAATAGTAGGTGAAAATAATATATTTTCAATAGGTTTATCATTAATATGTTGATCGATTTCTGATATATATTTTAATGAATAATAATTTGATAATTCTATCATATTTTTTGGCGGTGATGATAAATCTACATCATTTAACTCACCATTATTAATTTCAAATAAGTTTAATGGAGGTTTAAATTTCATCCATTCGTTATTAACATTTATTTCTTGATCAATAATAGTTTCTTTAATATGATTTCTTTTTAATGTATATTGATATTGAATATAATCATCAGTATATAATTTTTTAATCGTATCTAATAACACTTTTTGAATAGGCATTTTTTTTAAACATTTCCATATACTCTCTGTATTACGTAATTGTTCTAATATACAAGAAAAATATTTTATACCATTTATATTATCATCTTCTAAATCTAATGGATAGCCTTCAATACTAGTTTTACATTTAGAATGTGGTTTATTTATAGTATATGATGGTATTGATGTTTGAAGTAAAATAAATAAATTACATGTTGTATAAATTATAGTATTTATATTTACATAATTTTCATATTTTTTATCTAATGATTTTAAATTACCTCTATAGGATTGTGACCATATTTCTTTTTTCTTAATATGTGTTTTATTTAAAGCTGTTGATTTTTTAAATATATTTAATTCATCTTCTTTAGTTAATTTTATACCCATAATATTAAGTAATACATTGAATATCTTAAATATATCTATTATATCAGAATCCAATAATTGTTTTTTATCCTCGTTTAAATTTGCTTTTAAAAAGGAAACTAACTCAGAATCTTTATAATTAGACTCTTCCTCTTCTAGTTCAATTTCAGCGTGTGTTATATCTCTAGCACCTGATTTTTTAAATGAATCGGCTGTTTCATATTCGGACATAAATAATTCTGTTCCACAGTTATTACACCAATATTTCCCTTCATTCTCAATACCATATGTATCTATTGTTTCTTGTCGTAATGTGTCATAATTTTTATTAGATTTAAACATATTAATCAGATTTACATTATGTTTACAACATATAACTTTATTACCATATTTACAATAAATATTCTTAGGATTTTCTTTATTTCGTGTTGTTGGTTCTCTCCCATATTTTTTAATTAATTCATCTAATAATTCATATTTTTGTTGATCATTAAGTAATGCTATCTTTTCTAGATATAAATCAATTTTTAAATATAATATTTCATATTTAGGGTCGACTAATGTTTGATCTTCATCTTTTTTTTCTTTTTCATCTTCAATAAAAATACGTCTTTTTTGATCTTTTACTAATGTTAAAAATTGTATATGATTTTCTATAGTATTAGTTAAATTCTCATTAAAATTAATAATTGAATCTGAATTAGAAATATATTTTTTTTTTTCATCGATTATTTTGTTGATTGAATCTAATTTACGAATATTTTGTTCTAATTTTATTGTAACGCATGAATTTTCTATATCGGAAAATTTACAACTATCTAAATTATCTAATGCTGAATTTAATTCAGATAAATTATTAAATTGCTGATCACAAAAATCTTTATTTGAAGATATTATATTTTCTAGATCCCCTCCTTCTTCTAATTTCCACATTTGTTGACCAGTTCCTAATTCAATTCTTTTAAATAATTGTTTTCTAGTATCTAAATGTAATATAGCATAACTGTCTAATTCTACAAATTTTGATTCACCTATTCGTGTTTTATCTTTATCAACTTCAATTTGTGTATTATTATCTTTTTTTAAATCATCTATACTATAATATTCTTTAGAAATATATTTATCTAAACATTTATTTTTTTCTTGAATAAGTCTATTTTTCTCAATATCAATATCATTTTCTAATTCTAATTTTTGCTCTGTTAGTTTATCTAATGTTCTTTGGACGTTTATTATAAATTCATCTATATTTATATCTAACTTATCTTGAATTTTTTTAACAATTGATTTAAAAAACAACTGACCATAATCAGGTCTGGTTTTTAACCATTTTAAACGCATATCAACACTATCAATATCAATTCTATAATATGGATATTGACCATATAGTCCTTCAAATTCCTTAAGAGAATTATTACTAATAAATTGATAATTTTTTAAAGTTTTACTATTAGATTTTTTCAAAAAAGTTTTAAATCTAGCTTCATTTTTTATAGATTCATATATTAATTTATTATTATTAGAATTTAATATATCTTTTATAGGTTTCATTAAATCAAGTGTAATATCGTCTATTTTTAAATTATAATAAGCTAATTGTTTTTCAAAATCATTAATTCTAGTGCCATCAAATAATTTAGTAATTTTATGTATTACTTCATTTGTTGTTGGAATAATTGATTTAAGTAATTGTTTGTATGTATTTTTATTTATTTTATTATCTTTATTTTCAAACAAAAATGAATAATATACATTTTCATTAAATGTTAAAGGCATTCTAGATTCTCTTAAATTTTGTATAACTGAGTTTTCATCAACTATTATATCTTTACTTTCAATAGTTGATGGTTCCTGATCTGGTTCAGATACAGGTTTAATAGTGTATATATTATCTTCTATATTTTCTAAATATCCTACATATTCTGTTTTTTTATTGTTAATAAAATTAGTAATTCTAATAAGATCGTCTATATTGATTTCATTATAAATAATTTCAGTTTCCAATGTTCCATTTAAATTTTTATATAAATCTAAATAATCATAATTACTATTAACAATATCTAATAAATGATGTTTATTTGGATGTAATATTTGTTGTTTTTGTATAGGTTTACGTAAAAATCCTTTAACACTTATATCACTACCTTTTATAATATCTTTCTCATCAAAAATATTATATTTTACTGGTCCTAATATTTTATGAATTAAGTTAGTAACTTCATATTTACTATTACTTAACAACATTAATTCATTATTAAATGCTTCTATCTCATTATTTAATGTAAATTCAACTGATTCATTATTTGGAATATTATAGTAATGTTCTAGTGATGAATATAATTCATTTAATTCATTCTCATATGAATAATTAAAACGAGATCGTGTTTTTCTATATTTTTCTCTAAGTTCAATTTGTTTTTTAATAACTTCTAGATTATCCTTTTTATTTATTAAAGGATAATCTATATCTTCTAAACTAGATTCCATAAGTAAAATATCTTCTGATTCATTAACATGATATAAATTTTTAGTTTCATTAACAATAGGAATTAAATAAGTATCTTCAAAATCACCTGTAATATATTTATCTAATTGTTTTTGGTAATTGTTTTTTTTAAATTTAGCTTCTGTAATTTCATTGTCTACATATATCGAATGTTCATTTTTAAGATGTTGACAAAATTTTAAAATATTACGCATTTTTCTAAGAATATAAGATTTTTCACGCTGTTTTTCTGGTAATGTTTTCATTAATTCGTTCAAGAAATCATTGCTTTGATCTAACTCATTCGCTATAACTTTTTCTTCTGGAATAACTTCTTCCTCTAATATAACTACATTTTCTTGAGTATTATTATTTTCTATATTTCCATCTATTTCTAATTCAAAATCACTTTCATTATTTTCTTGTTCTATATTAGTTTCATTATCACTGGCTATTTCTTCATCTATTTCATTTTTTAATGTATCTATATCAAAAAGATCTTCAACATTAGATTGTTCTTCTTTATTATCTTCTGTATTAAAAATATAACTTTTTTTATTAGTTTGTTCTTCATTATCATCATTACTATTAGCTTCAGGATCAAAAACAATTTCTTCATTATCATTATCATTACTATTAGCTTCAGGATCAAAAACAATTTCTTCATTATCATTATCATTACTATTAGCTTCAGGATCAAAAACAATTTCTTCATTATCATTATCATTACTATTAGCTTCAGGATCAAAAACCGATTTTTCATTATCATTATCATCATTACTACCACCTTTCTGGTTTAACTTAGGTATTTCAAATAAATCTAAAATTTCATTTTGTGTATTCAAGTCATCTAATGTAAATTTTTCTATAGATGTCATAAATATAAAATATATCTATATTTTATTTTAGATATAAAAACAATGAATTACAATTATTAAAATTGATTTAAAAATAAATTAAGTTATTTAATAAACATAAGTATGCATTATTTAGAATGTTTATCCGATATTACTGATTTTGAACAATCTAAAAAAATATTAACAGAAAAAGGACTATTTGTTAAAGAATATGATAATCTATATTTAGTTAAATATGATAAACAAAAGTGTGATATGACAAATATAGATATTAATAAATGTAGAGGACTTGTATTAGAAAAAGATACAAATAAATTAGTATGTGTTCCACCAACACATTCTCAAAATGTTCAATTATTTAATAATATTCCTACAGAAAAAACTCACTATGAAGAATTTGTAGAAGGAACGATGATTAATATTTTTAAATGGAATGGAACATTGTATTTATCAACACGAAGTTGTTTAGGAGGTTATAATACATTTTATAGTAATAAGACATTTAGTACATTATTTGGTGAAATTATTGATTTATCTAAATTTGATATTATTGAAGATAATATGAATTTAACATTTATCCTTCAGCATCCAGAAAATATTATTGTAAAAACATATAAAGTTCCAACTATTAAGTTAGTATATGGTGTATCTATCTATGAAAACAGATTACAATACTATGATTTACTTGATTTACAAAAACTTCTATTAGAAAAAGGATTAAGTTTTGAGATTCCTAAAAAATATTCTATAAATGAAATAACAGATTTATATGATATATTGAATAAAATGGATCATAGTGAACAAGGAATTATTTTAAAAAATATTGAATATGGATACTTACGAAGTAAAATTTGGAACGAACATTATAGATATGTTAGACAATTAAAAGGAAATAGTAATAAAAAGAAATTTATGTTTTTAGAATTAAGAAAAAATAAAAGTGTAGATGAATATTTAAAATATTTTGAAGATGATACTGAATTATTTGAAAATTATAGATTAGAGTTATATGAAACAACAAGTAAATTATTTAATTATTATCAGGATTTTCATGTTAGAAAATCAGAAGATGGAAAAAATGTTATAAAAAAATTTTTAGATATTCCATATGAATATAGACCATTATGTAATGAATTACATAAATTATTTATTAAAACAAAACAAAAAACAGATAAACGAACAGTTGTTTATTATATGAATAGTTTACCATCAGCAAAATTATTATTTGTAATTAATTATAAATATAGAAATGAAAGTAATTAGTTTACTCTGTATCTTTAGATTTAGCTTTAGCTTTACCTTTACCTTTTGTTTTTAAAATAATAGTTTTTTTAAATTGTTTTAATACTTGCGTGCTTAGAGTATCACATTGTTTTATTAATTCTGAACAAGTATTAGAAAATAATGTTTTTAATTTTTTAATATCATTAACTTTAATTCTGAACATAATTTTTTTTTCAAGTGGATGAGGATTCATATATCCTACAAATATATTTTCAGCTTTATATAACACATTAATATGCGATTGTAATAAATGGCCTAAAGTATGTGTTTCATTATGAATAACAATATCATATGCTTTCATTAAAGATGTAGATTCTCGTATTTCTACATTTGATCCAGTATTTGATATAGCTTTATCAAATTCTATCATAAACATTTTAAGTTTAAACGTCATTTTACTTAAAGCCTCTAATAAAATAGTATTTGGTTTTAGAATTCCAATAGATTCAATAATAAATTCAAACATATTTGGATCACCATTTTCATTAATATAGAAGCATCTTTCTGATTCTTCTAATTTAAATTTATTTTTTTGTTTAGATAATTCCATATCAGGATTATTTTTTACATATTTTTTAAATTCTAATTCTGCTATATTTGGATCAATCTTATTAGTAAAAACAACATTCGATACAGGTGAATATCTTATATGTTCTTTTCCAATACCTTTTGAAGATTTACCTTCAAGATGTATTTTTTCACCATTTCCATAAGGTGTTGGTTTTAATCTAGTAATAAGAATATAATCATTTGTAATTGGATTTTTAGGAAAGAATTTTTCACTGTTTTCAAATTCATTAGTTTCTAAATTTTTTATTTGAAAATCTTTAGTTGTAACATCAATAGGAATATTTGTTTTATTTTCAACGTTTAATATAAATTTATATTTAGTTGGATCATATGTTTCAATATTATCAGTATTTACAGGAATTAAACCAATACGATGTAATATAAATTCATTATGTAATGATGAAGTATTCTCTAATATCTTAATATCAGAAGAATCATATTCTTCAGTATTAAATCCAATTGTTTCAACTTCTGTAATGATTAATCTTCTTAAACAATTTACAAAACTACTATTACAATAATTAACATCAAATTTTAAAGTATCTCTTTGCGATTTATTGTCGAAATTATCAAATTGTATATTCATTGTTATTAATAAATAATATTTAAATTTAATAAATCAATTTTATTTAAGTAAGTATAAAATAATAAAAAAAAATGATAAATAAAAATATATGAAAAAAGACATAATATTTTATAGTAATCATTGTTCATATTGTAAAGAAGTAATTAATCAAATTACTAAAACACCTATAAATGATAATATTATGTATGTTTGTGTTGATGATGAAAATATTCAATTACCGAAATTTGTTAAAGCTGTTCCAACTATTTATTTAGTTAATGAAAAAAGAATTGTAGTAGACGAAACAATAAGCGAATGGATTAAAGAAAAAGTAAGTAAGCCTAAAGATAGTGAAATACAAGCATATTATGGTGGATGCGATAATAGCTATGGTGGTTCTTTTTCTACAATAGATAATGTAGATAGTAAACCTTTTATATCCTCATATACATTTTTAGGTGATGAACAAAAAATTGAAACTCCGAATGGAGAAAATGTAGGTGATAATAATAATCAAGGATCTAATTCTAGTTCATTAAATAATAGTTTTGAAAAAATGCAACAAAATAGAAATGATCAGTTTAGTATGCCTCAACGTAGATAAAATTATAAATTAAAAATGTTTTTTTTTTAATTATTTAAAGTATAAGGTTATATTTATATATAATTTTATTTGATTATTTAAATGAGTAATCCATTATTATCTGCATTTAATAATTTAGTTATCAAATTTAATGATGATTTAATAAGCACTTTTCCAGAAGAAAATGATTTTAAAGTATATAAAAGAGGAATAATATTATTAAATAGTGCTAATTCTAAAAAAATTTGTTCATTATTTAAAAATTATATGGTATTATATAAACCTAAAATTATAGAAAAAGATGAATCTTTTTTTTTAAATAATAATTATACAGAAATAGTTAATAATGTACAATCAGATGGATTAGAAAGTATAATTACAAAACTAAAAAATTATTGGAATAGTATGAGCAGTGGAAATAAAGAAAAAATATGGGAATATCTTAATTCATTAATAAAGTTATCGGATCTTATAAAATAACTTGCGTTAAATTAAATTAATTAAATTATTTTTAATTATATAATGAGTCAAACAAATATAGAATATTTTAACTCAACCTTAAAATTATTTATTTCTAATATTACTAAAATTTATCCTGAATATAATGATGTTCTAAATGACTATTATAAAGACATATTAGAAAATGATAGCAGCAGTGATGATAAATATGTTAAAAGATTTATGAGAAAATTTGCTGATTATAAAGAAATTATTTCAACTAAAAATAATGATTTATTTAATGATAGTATTTGTTTTCTTAAGAATATAGATTTTAAAGATATTTGGGAAAATGAAAAAACAGATAATTCTATAAAAGATACAATATGGGATTATTTACAAACCCTATATTTAATAGGAGAAACAATAATTAGTGATAGTAATAAAATTAAATCATTAGTAGAAAGTTTAAAGAAAAAAAGAAATAATGAACCAATTAATGATGCTGATTCTGAAGAAAATAAAGATTTAATGAATATGTTACAAAATTTATCAGAAAAAAAAGAACCTATTAATTTTGATGAAAATATGTTAAATAATGGACTTATAGGCAATTTGGCTAAAGAATTAGCTGGAGATATTAATTTAGATGATATGAATTTAAATTTAGATAATAATGAAGGTGAAATGCCCAATATAGGAGATATATTTGGTAAATTAATGAGTGGTAATAATCCAATGAAATTTATGAATTTGATACAAAATGTAGGTCAAAAAATTCAGACCAAATTATCTGATGGTAATTTAGATCAAGCTAAACTACTAGATGAGGCACAAAATATGATGGGAATGTTAGGTAATAATAATCCGTTATTTGATAGTCTTTTAGGAAATGCTAAAAAAGAAATGACACAGAATAATACTCCAAATTATAATAATAATCCTACAGCAGATAGATTAAGAAAAAAAATGGAGGCTAGAAAAAATAAAAAATAATTTAATTTATATTATTTTCTTTATATTTATTTAACAAAAATAGAAATTTTTTTTTTAATTTTTTTTTTAATTGTATATATTAATGGATAATAAAATTTGGTTTTCTAATATAAATTTATTATTTGAAACAGATAATTTTTTTAATATTATACCTATTTCTGAAATGAGTAAAGGTGAAAAAATAAATAGTATTACTCGATTTTCATTATATTTATCAATATTATTATATTTAGCAACTGGAAATTATTTATATTTATATATCATTTTAATTACTGTTTTAGTCACTTACATGATATATATATTTAATGAAAAAGAATTTTTTAATGATAATGATAATGATAATGATAATGATAATGATAATGATAATGATAATGATAATGATAATGATAATGACGTTGATAATGATACATGTAAAAAACCAACTATAGATAATCCGTTGATGAACCCTCTTATTGGAGATATTACTTATGATAATAAAAAAGCATGTAATATTAAGAATAATAACATTATAGACAAAATAGATAAAAAATTTTGTGATAGATTATTTCAAAATACATCAAGTATTTTTAATAATAGAAATAATCAACGCTCATTTTATACTGTCCCTAATTCACAAATAGTAAATGATCAATCTTCATTTGCGAAGTGGTTATATAATACACCAGTGTCTTGTGAAATTGGAACACCAATGTTATTAAAACAATATAGATCTTGTGCATTAAATAATAAAACATTAACAGAAATTAAAAAAGAATTATAAAAAAAAAATATAATTAATTATTATAATGACTAATTCAAATGATAGACAATTAAAAAGTCTCAATGTTAAAAATAATTGTTCACCTTTTGATTATAATAATAATTTTATTATAGATAGTAAAACAAAAATAAAGGATGATACATGTAATGAAAACGGTGAAATAAAACAAAATAACAACATTAACGATTATATGTTAAGTAATTATGCTTCTTGTAATTGTAGTTTAGATAATGTTTTAAAAACATCAACTAATAATCGTGGTATTCTTATTAAAGATGGTTATGGCGTTTCTGAATGTAATATTAGCGGTGATACAAATCTAAGACAAGGTAAAGTTGAAAGACATTATAAATCTGATTTACAATTATTTCCAAGACCATATTTAACAACACCATCTAATATTAAAGGTGAACTTAAGACAAATTTAGAAACTAAATTAATTCACAATCAACTAAATATAATGCGTAAAGGTCTTACAGAAAATTACGGATTTGATGATATTGTTATTCCACAAATTCCCCATCTTGCTGAAAATATTCAAAATCATCGAAATATTATACCTGAATCATCTGATTGTAAATTTAGTAGAACAGGTATTAACTCCCGTGAAATTATAAAATATCATGATTATATGAATCGTTCTAATGACTCAGATGTTATTAAAAATTTATTAAAAAAAAAAATGGAATGTCTTTACAATTAATTTATTATTTTATATTAAATTTAAATTAAAAATCTTATATATAAATATATGAGTTCAAATAAATTGATGTATGATACTTGCGAATACAAAACACGGTTAAATGAAAGTTCTGATACTTTAGAATATTTATTAGATCCAATACGATATGAAAATTGTAATAAATGTAGAACAGAACTTGGATTAGTTGGCGGTGCAGGAGTAAGTCAAATTAAAGGTAATTTAGTTGATTTAGAAGGAGATCTTTTTGGTATTACTAGAAAAGCTTCTTTATGTCCAACCAAAAAATATAATTCTGCTTGTGCCACTGGAGATATTAATGATTGTAATAATAAAGAAATTGTTTATTTAGATCATAATGGAAATAAAAAAACGATAGATACTAGTAAAGTTCATTTACAATCATGTAATATGATAAGATATAAACCTATACCAATTCAAAAACAACCAAATTATTTTACTTGTGGTAATTAATTAATTTTTATTTTATTATTTTTCTATTATTATATTATGAAATATAGTAGGAAAAAACACTTTAAAAAAAGAATTAAAAAATCCAAAAAAAAAAAAAAATATTTAAGTAAACAATCTGGTGGATTTATTGGAACTATGTTTAATGTTGCAATGACTCCATTTAAACTTATAGGAACACCGTTAATAAATAAATTAGGAAATATGATGGAATCAAATAATAGTTCAAATCAATCAAATCAAATAAATAATTCATTAGATTATGGAACATTAAATAATATAAGACTAAATAATAGTCATATAAACACATTAAAACAAATTTCTTCTTATGGATATGATAGTAATACTATGAATAGTTATATTCAACAATTACGACATATTAATATTTAATTTCAATTTAAGGATTTATTTTTATTTTCTATTAATGAATAAATATATAGATTGTTCAAAAGTATATATTGATAAATGTAATTTAGGATTAGGTATTTTTGCAAAAAATGATATAAAAGAAGGGGAATTAATAGAAAAAGGTTTATTAGAAATTGTTAATGGTGTTGATGGTAACATTAATCCACATTTATTTACATGGAGTGATGATCAAAAAACGTGGGCTTCAGGAAGCGGATGTCTTCCATATTATAATCATTCAGATAATCCAAATATAATAAAAAAAAGTGATCTCGTAAATAATACTATGGAAATATTTGCTTTAAAAGATATATCACAAGGAACCGAATTAAGAAATACATATTTTAGTAAAAAATGGCGTAAATGTTTTCAACATTTTTAAATTTAAAATTATTTAAATATACCAATTTAATAAATTAATTATGGAGTGTATTGGTTTATTAGGCCAAAAAGGTTCTGGAAAAGATACTTTAGCAGATTATTTAGTAAATAATAAAGGATTTGTTAAATATAGTTTTGCTACTCCTGTAAAAAATATATCAAAAATTTTATTTAATTTAAGTGATGAGCAATTATATGGTAATTTGAAAGAAATTATAGATGATAAATTAGGAATATCGCCTAGAGAAATATTTCAAAGGTTAGGAACCGAATTTGGACAAGATTTAATTTATAAATTATTTCCCGAATTAAAAATAAAAAAAAAACATATATGGTTAAGATTATTTGATTTTTTTTTAGAAAAAAATAAAGATAAAAATATAGTTATAACAGATGTTAGATTTGAACATGAAATTAATTATTTAAAAAAATTAAATTTTAATATTATTAAAATTTATAGAAAAGATAGTTTAATTGATACGCATATTCCTGAAAATCAAAATGATTTATACTATGATTTTTATATAGAAAATAATGATTCTAAACAGGATTTATTTAATAAATATAATAATTTTATTTATATTCCTTTTTAGTAATTATTTGTAAATTATTTGTAAAATATTTGTAAAATATTTGTAAATAATTATATATCATAAATATATATGAGTTTCAATAGACTTGATTATGATACGTGTGCTTATAAACAAGAATTAGCAGAATCATCTGGACCAGGTGATTATCAACTTACAACTCCTTTTATATCTTGTGAAGACTGTTTCAATAATGATCCACAAATTATTCTTCAACGATCAGGAAATAGTGTTGCTAAAAAAATTCCAATGGTAGATGTTAATTCAGAGTTAATGAATATTAATAGAAAATTAAGTAATTGTAGTAAAAGTGGATTTATTCCAAAATTTAATAAGGATGGAATGATTGATAATTCAATTGAAACAACTGATTTTAAGAACTGTAATATGCCTCTTACAGAAAATACACGCTTAAGTAATCCTTCCTGTAATTTAAGAGGAACTGGATGGAATAGATGGGAATGGTTATGCCAAGATCCTCAAGAAAGAGTTTTAATTCCATTTGATAATAATGTTTCTAATAGATTACTTTTTAAAGATAATCATCGTCCGTTAATTCCTAATTTAATGGATCAAAGTGGTGTTTTACCTCCTCGCAATAATGATCCAATAAAAGTTGATAATGTAAAATTCAATACCGTTCCATTAGGAGATGTTTCAGCATTGGCTTTTGATGAAGATGTTAAAAATTTATAATACTTAAGAATAAATTATATTGTATATAGTATGAATTATTATTTAACAGATAGTATTTTTATTAAAGATGGTGAATCTTTTTATGAAAATGATAAAAATATTAGAAAAATAAATAAAACCAATTGGCATAAATATTTAGATGATTATGGTTGGAGCAAATTGTGTTTAGGATGGAAAAAACGATTAAAAGAAGATAGTAATAATTCATGTTTTGGATTATTAGAATGTGGTTCAGATGGTGATTGTTTATTTCATGTATTATGTGAAGCATTAAATAGTGACTATTTATTTAAATTACGATTGCCTAAATATAATGTTGAATTATTAAGAAAATTAGCAGCAAGTGAAATCAATAAAGACAATTTTAATATAATTTTAGAAACATATAAATTAGATTTTAATGAAGATTCGTTTAATATTATGAATTCGTGGAATCCACATGATATTAAAAATATAACCCAATTAAAAAAAGAGATTATTAAAGGAGGTGATAATTTTTGGGGAGATCATATTTTGCTACAATTATTACAAAAAAAACTTAAAATTAATGTCATTATTTTAAATTCGGACAATAATAAAAAAACGTCAAATATTGATGAACGCTTTACTATTCATCCAATAGCATCTTTAGATTTAGATAATAATGAAAAAACAATTATAATATATTATTTAGATCAATATCATTTTCAACTTGTAGGTTATTTTGATGGACATATTATGAAAACGCTATTTTTAAAAGATGAGATTCCAAATATATTATTAAAAATATATAATAATGATTGTAGAAATAAATAATTTTTATTTTAACTTTAATAGATTTATTTTCTATTATTATTTTATAAAATGACACAAAGTAAAAAACGTATTATAAAAAATGGGAAACGTTATAAACGTAAATATATTAAACAGCGAAAGTTAAAAACAATTAAAGGTGGGACACAACCTCTAACTCCTATTACCCCCCTTACTACAAATCCAGAAAAACCTAAAAAATCATTCTTTAGTAAATTAAGTAATCCTTTTAAAACCTTAAAAAATCGTTCCGCGAAAGCTAGAGCAAGGTCTAAATATGCGCGTGGTTATGATTCTAAAAATACACCTGGTACATCCCCAACGTCAAATGAGATAAATAGAGCTTATAATAATCAACAACAAAAATTAGAACAAGAATTAGAACAATCTAGAAGTGTTAGAAAAAAAATACAAACTTTACTCAAAGGTTTAGAATATATAACACCACAAACAATTGATAGTTTAAGTGGTGTTGTGGAAACAGAGGTTTTAAAACAACTTTACGAGTTTAATACAATTAAAGAAAACCTTAAGGAACTTCTTGTAAAAAAACAAGAAGAAATTGCAACACTAAGAGGAACTGATTTATTTAAGGAAACCTTACAGACAGTAACTAATGCTGGTACAGACTTAGATGTTTTACACCCAGAGACGGATGATAATTTTAACGAAAAAAATGATCAAAGTCCTATTGGTGATACAAAAGTAGGTAGGTTTTTCTTTCTTTTCAGAGCACTAAGGGGGGGCAAACCCGAGTATTTATCAACTATATCGACCTGGCTAGCAAACAAATGGGAAGAACAGGGATGGTATCCATTTGATAAGGAAGAAAATATATCAAAACGACCAAATATAGATGATTCTAAAAAATATACTATTGAAAAATTATTTAGGGAATATTTCATAAAAAATCCAAAGTTAAATAAAAGTAAAGAAATTCATATTAGACTAATGGAATATATGGTTCAATTTATATTGTTTGTGATGGAGATACCTTCGATGAAAAAACAGTCTACTGATGGAGGACCATCATTATCTATACAAGATTCTCCAATAAATACTGGGTTTAATAGTCAAAACTGGGGGGGACAGGATATATGGACTCCTCGATCTTTATCAAACACTCCGGTATTACCAGAACCCCCAATCAGACGAGTACCAGTTTCTTCACCAAACAGTCAGGTCTTCCCAAGAGCAGAGGGGTTAGAGGATAATCCATTTAACACGGATGCTTAAATAAGATTAAGAAGTGATAATACTACCGCATTTTAAAATTTAAGTAATGTAATATTACCTTCTTGAGATTCATAATATTGGTCTGTTTCATAATCATACGTTGGTATCCGACAAAGATCTCCATCAATTAATTTTTTAATATAAACATAGGAATATGTATTTATAATTTTACTATAATAATGTGTCATTGTTTTATTATCACTTAACATACCTATATATGTTTTGTTATATATTCCACTATAACTATTAATAATTTTTTTATTAATAACTTTATTATAAATAAATTCATACATTATTTCATTTGTGTCTTTATTAGTGTATACAAATAATAGATAATTGCGTCCAATATCATCCATACCTCTCATTATAGATGCGTTTACATATTTTTCAATACCATGATTTTTTAAATAACATTTAGTAGATTTTGTAAAATGGCATCTATTGTCTATACATTTATATTTTTGAAATTTACAAAAAGGTAAATTAATCAATTTATTATATCCAAAAATATCTATCATCATACTACTATAATTTTGTAAAATATATTTGTATCCAGCATATTTTAGTATATTATCATATGTTATAAATGAATTAACATATTCTAATGTATGTGCTATTATTAAATCATTATAAAAACGTAAATACTTTGAATAATATATTCTAAAAGTTAATGAAGTAAGAATATCATACCAATCTTTATAAATCAAGAAATAGGATTTAAATTGATTTATATTGTATGATTCATTTGGGATAAGATGTTTAAAAATTAAAAATTTTAATTCAGATGGTATAGAATTCATTTATAATTATTTATAAATCATTAATAAAATCAATTTTATATTAAATAAATTTATTTTTTATACTAATAAATAAGTTTTTACACAATGATTCATTAGATAATCTATATTTTTTTATATAATCTTTATTATTATCTTTATAAAAAATAACTATAATTTCTTTTATAAATGCTATATTACGAATATTCTTATAATTAATGTATTTTTTTTTGAAATAACCATTAATACAAAGTCTATCAAATTCTAATTTTATTTTATAATTAAATAAATTATATTTGAAATCTTTACATTTAAATACATCAATAATATCAATTCTACATAAGGGACAATTTGGTTTTCTATTTAACCACATATTTAAACAAAGTTTATGATATCTATGATTACATTTAAGAGTAGTTGTATATTTTTCATTTTCTATAGGTTCTAAACATATAGGACATTCTTCACAAATATTATTCATATAAATATATTATTTTTTTTTTTAATTAGAATAAGCTAGTCCACCCATTCCACTCATAATTCTTAATATATTATAATTTATAGCATAAATCTTAATATACGCTGATCCAGAATTATATGTTGTTCCTATAGTATTATCAGTAACAGTAATATTAAGATGAGCATTATCAATTCTTGAAAAATTACATGTTCCCGATGGTTGATGATCTTCTGGTTTTAATGCGAATGAATATACATTTATACCTGGTGCAGGACATGTAGTGTGATGTTGATACGGTTGAACTAAATTAAAATATTTTCCTTCTCGTTCGGATATTCTATCATTACCATTTAATACAATTTTAGCTTTAGATATACAATTATTTCCACCATCAAGTAGTGCTACTTCATTATTTAATGACCATAATCCAACACTATTATCAACATTAACAACACCGTTTGATTTTGTATAATCTTTAATATCGGTATAACCAGCATTTTGATTAGTATAAGATGTATTAGATCTATTCCAAGTATTTTTATCATATTTCAAACTACCTTGTAATTGAACGTTGGGTAAACCATACCATAAATTTTGTATATTTTTACCTCCTACCATTCCAGGACCACTTGCTGGTTCAGGTGTTCCAGTAAATCCAGAATAGTCCCATAAATCAGTATAGTTAAAATATTGTTTTCCAGCACGGCTTTGCGAATATCCATTGCTTCTATAATTTGTTGGTTGAACAACCCAAATTATTTCTTTAACAGGATGCGTAAAATTTAATTTAATATTATTAGTTGAAGACGATAATGTATCATTGCCATTAAATTGTAATTGTTCTATTAAATATTCGTGTGGAACTTGTGAGAATCTACGTCGTTCATCAGTATCTAAATAAATATAGTCGGCATAGACATTAGTATTTCCACTTCCTGATATTTTAGGTAGAGTTGAAAACACATCTTTTCCAGAACTAGCATTGTAGGATGTTGTTGAAGATGTAGAAGTTTGTTTATTAGCCCAAATACAATCATTTAAATCTCTAAAATTAATATTAATATTTATATCAGAATATTGTAATGCTATAAGTGGTAATGCCATTCCTGGATTTCTACAAAACCAAAATTGTAATGGAATATATAATGTATATTCAGGTGATTTATTTTCTGTAGATGATGCGGTATTAGAACTATAAATTTGAGTTAATTTTGGAACATTTCCTACCATCTCAGCATAACCTCCTGTTTTTCCGGGTGATTGTGATAATTCATTCCAAATATGTAACCATTCACCGTAGTGTTTATCTATTTTTTGCCCACCAATTGATATTTCAACATCTTTTATTAAAACATGACCGATCCAATTTAACCATCTAAAAGCTCTAAAATTACTATTATCACTATTAGTTCCATTACCCTCACTTATATCTATAGATGGTAATTTAACTTGTATATACATTTTATGAACTAAATCAGCATTACGTTGTAAAGTTACATTGACTTCTTCACCAAAATCTGCTGTACCATTAATAGTTTGTTTAATAGATTCCATAGAAAAGTTAGTATGTCTTCTATATACAGCTTTAAAAAATGTAATTTGGGGATTTCCAGTTAAATATATATCTTGTGATCCATAGGCAACGATTTGTAATAATCCACCTCCCATATATATTACTAAATATTTTATAATCTTTAAGTTATGATTTAATTAATCAAGATATTAATAAAATATATATTTTCTTTAACTATATTTTCTATTTAAAGAAAAAAATATTTATTATATTTATTATATTATTATGTCATTTAAAGTTAAAAATAAAACAATAAAAAAAAATTTAGACACAAGAATAACTTTAGATGCTAAACATAATGAAAAAATACAAATAATTACTGATAAACAAAAAATAATTAATTCTAAAAATATAGAATTAGAAAATTTAAAAAAACAATTACATAAACTTCAAACAACAAATTACAAAAAAAATATTATTAAAATTATAAATATTAAAGATAAAATTATTAGTTTAGAAAAATATTTAAATACGTTTAATAAAAAAGAAGAAATAAATTATTTACTAGATACAGGACATATACTATTTAATTATTATGATACGACAAAAAATAAAAATAATAAAACTATAAATAAAGTTACAAAAATTAATAATAATAAATCTGTTTCTGAATATTTTAATATTAATATAAAAGAAGCTGGAGTATCTAAAGCTCAATTATATGATAAATATTTAACTAAATTGAATAATACAAATTTTAAAAATATGACTATTACTAATATAGATATATGTAGAACTTGTAATAAAGAAAAAAAATTATTTTTATCAGAAGGTAAAATGATATGTGAAATATGTGGCGATGAAAATAAAATATTAATTGATTCGGATAAACCATCATATAAAGATCCACCAAGAGAAATAAGTTATTTTGCTTATAAAAGAATTAATCATTTCAATGAATGGTTGGCACAATTTCAAGCTAAAGAATCTACTGATATTCCTAAAGAAATATACAATGAGATTTTAATAGAATTAAAAAAAGAAAGAATTTTGAATGTCAATACATTAACACAACAAAAATTACGGGAAATTTTAAAAAAATTAAAAAAAAATAAATATTATGAACACATTCCGCATATAATTAATAAATTAAATGGTATACCACCTCCAATAATGACTCGTAAAACAGAAGAAGAATTGCGAAGAATGTTTAAAGAGATACAAATACCCTTTCAAAATCATTGTCCAAGTGAAAGAAAAAATTTTTTATCATATTCATATATATTACATAAATTTGTTCAATTACTAGAGTTAGATGAATTTATTCCGTGTTTTGTACTTTTAAAAAGTAGAGAAAAATTACATCAACAAGATGTCATTTGGAAAAATATTTGTAAAGAATTGAAATGGGAATTTATTCCAAGTATTTAATTATAAACAAGTCTATTTTTTTTTTTTTTTTTATTATAAATTAAATAATGGATAGAATAATTGATATGAAACAATTTATTTATATCGATCAAAATTTATGTTTATCATTAAATATAAAATTTTTTAGGAAACAAAAAAATTATGAAGAATTTATAAAATATATTTTTAATACTATTGATAATATTTTATTATTAAGAAAAAATAAACTTAATGATGATACAATGAATGTTTGTATTGATTTAAAAGATTATAAAATAAAAGAAATAGATTATGAATTTATAAAAATAATGATACGTGTATGTGAAGAAAAATATCCAGATAACTTAAATACAATTAATATAAAAAACGCTAATATTATGATTAAAACTATTTATTCAGTATTAAGACCTTTTATTAATAAAGATACGCGAAAAAAAATATTTTTTATTAAAAAAAATAAAAAAAAAGAAAAGGATGTAAAAGAAAAAAAGGAGGAACACAGTTTTCAAATTAATGAAGAAAATATAGATGATTTATTTGATGTTTAAATACCACAATTCTTATCTATTTTTAAATCTATAGAAGGTGATACTAAATCTAAAATATTATAAACCATTCCTGCTGTAAATGATATTAACATAATTTCATAATGACTTAATTTTGTTTTAATTAATGTAAAACAGGAAAAAGCAACTATTAATACTAATATTAAATATTTAATCAATCTTCTTAAAATTTCTCGTATATTCATTAATATATAAATATATATTTAATTAATTAAACCATTTAAAGTTTAATAATTTAATTATTTTTATAAATGGAAAAACAAGATTATTTAGAAGTTGATAACCCTATTCCAGGACAAAACTATGCTTGTATTTCGTTTGTATCTCCTGACGAAATGATTAAGCAAAAGGAATTATTTTTATTTAATAAATATATGAACCAACGATGTGGAGAATTAGAAAATAACTTATCTGAAATCATTAAAAAATGTTCGGATGAAGTAAAAAATAATATTCAAAAAGATATGATTGATAAACTTAAACTAGAATTAAAATATACTTATGATCAATTTAAAAATAAATATGATGATTTTAAATATAAATTTAACGATGAACTTAATACAGCATTTGATAAAGTTTCTAATAAAAAAACAAGCGTTAGAGGTGTAAAAGTGAGAGGTGTATATGATAGTTATGGACAAGCAGAAAAACGTGCTAAAGAATTACAAAGAACTGATAGATCATTTCATGTATTTGTAGGACAAGTTGGATACTGGTTACCATGGGATCCTAATGCTGATCAAGTTCAAGAAGAAGAATATTTAGAATCAGAATTAAATAACTTAATGGGAGAATATAAAAAGAATGAAATTAATAGAGATATTTTTTATGAAGAACAAAAACGTGAGAAACTTAAAGAAGCTGCTAAAAACTTAAAAGAACATGAAGATAAAAATATTGAAGATAAATTAGATGAACCAGATCCATGGATGAATAGTAAATTTAAGAGTGCTCCAGCAACTGAAACCGAGACTGTTACTGAAGATAGTGCTAATATTGATGACAATATTGAATCTGAAAGTTCTGAAGCAAACGAAACTGTTGTTACTACTGAAGCTGATAATATAACAGAAGAAACAAAAATAAAAACTATTTAATAATTATATGAAATCATTATTTATTTTGGGGTTTTTTTTAATAATTATATGGATAACTTATAATTATTCATATAATAAATATTATAATGAAAAAATAGAAAAAGAAATTAAATATATCTTATTACCATTAACAATACAAGAACAATTTAAATATGGTAATATAGATGAAAGTATATTTAGAAAGGATAATATAACTAAAAATTATTCTTTATTTTAAATATAATAAATTGTAATTTTTAAATTTTTATGTAATAAATATTATATGAAGATAATAGTATTATTTATATTATTGTTAGGAATAATATTTCTTATTTCAGGATATTTAGAATTGTATTTTAAATCTAAAGAAATTAAAACAGAAGTAGAATATAGATTTGTTCCTAGAAATGTATATGATCAATTACAATCCAATAATTTAGAAGAACAATTTAGTTATATGTTTGATGCAACAGATGCTAGAAATAATACTAATCTGATTTAATTTTATATATATGACCAATATATTTCGTTTTAATAGTTGGGTCTTCTATTTTTTCTATTTTATTTAGTTTAATACCTCTTATTATTCCATTTTTAATAAGTTGTGCCCTATCAAATTTTTTAGTATCATCCCAATTATCATAAATTAAATCATTCAATATATACCATGACATAGAATCTTCTGGAGAAACAGATAAAACATCTAAAACACGTCTTAAATAGGTTTTTTTTACTTTTTTTTCTTTATTCATTCGATACATAATTATATTTAAATAATTATATTGATTTCAATTTTACTGATTATCAGTAACTGGTTTTTTTAACATTTATAGTTGGACCACGTTTTTTAGGAGCAACAAAATCGTTTTGTTCTTCTTCAGAATCATAATTATCATTAAATTTAGAATTGTGGTGTTCCCAGAATTCTTGAGCCCCGATTTTAAAATCTGAATGTGGATCAGCTTTATACCAAAAAACTTGATCTTCTAATTTATTACTTTTGGCATTATTATTAATAACTAAACAATTATAATCTTCAGTACATTGATCCATTACTTGACAAAATATTTCAAATGTAGGAAACATACCAGCATAATGTTCATATAACCTTTTTCTATTTGAAACATAGTTTTCTCTAAGAATAAAAACATAATCTATATTCGTTCTTAAACTTGGTGGTATACCTAAAGCATATTGCATGGTAATTATAAATAAAATTTTATAATGACGACCATTCATAAATAAACTTCTAATATTTGGATCTCTAATCCAAGTTTGATCGTAAAGACAATCATCTAATATAAGAAAAGCTCTTGGATCAATATTAGATTTTCCATAATTAGTATTTTCTTTATTAATTTTTTTAATTACCATTTTTTGTCTTTTTAGTGTATTATTTATAATTTCAGGAGTATAAGCATCGTGTATAAATAAATTTGGAACTATACTACCATAAAATGAATTAGCTGCTTCCGTTCCTGAAATAACGGTTCCAATAGGGACTTCTTTATGATAATATAATAAATCTTTAACTAAAAAACTTTTTCCAGTTTCACGTTTTCCAATAAAAACACAAACTTTATCAGATGATATATCATTTAAATTAAATTTTTTTAAAGCTAAATTCATTACTAATCAATCATTTTTTTTTTAGATATAAATATACGCAAATATATTTAAAGATTAATATTTAAGTTACATTATTAATTTTAATAATGAATACTAAATGTATAAAAATTAATAATGATATATTAGAAAATCTAAAGAATGAATTTAACAAAAATATAAATATACGAAATATTCAAACATATTTTCCTATAATGTCATTATTTTTTGAATTTTATAATAATTCTACTACAAATTTTATATTAAATTCTAATTTTTTAGTAAAAGATTTAATTGAACCTATAGAACAAAAAAAATTAGATAGTTATATAAAGTTTTTTTTTAAAGCATCTATTCTTAATCAAAATAACAATGAGACATTTGAGAAAGATATTTTTATTAAAATTTTACCTATTCTTAATATTTCTCAAACTATGATGGATGAATATAAATTAGATAATTCTATATTACCTAATATTTTTTCATCACTAACTAGTAAAAAAATCAATAATTATAATAATAGTGCATATATTGATTCTTTTTTTTCATATTTAGGAAGTATCTTAACTGAACAAGGAAAATGTCCTACATTTCCGTTATTTTATGGAACATTTAGCGGTATTGCTGATGAATTTAAACATGATATTTCTGAAGATTATAATTCTATAAAAAATACATCTTGGTTTAGAAAAAATATTAACACTAAATTTAAAATACATAATATTGATTTAGATAGATCTGATAATAAATCATTTAAAAAAACTAATATTAATGACATGTGTCAAGATATTGATGATATATTAAATGATGAAACATTAGATGAAAACACCGAATCATTAGATGTAAACAATGAATCATTAGATGAAAACAACGAATCATTAGATGAAAACACCGAATCATTATATGAAAACAATGAATCATTAGATGAAAACAACGAATCATTAGATGAAAACACCGAATCATTAGATGAAAACACCGAATCATTAGATGAAAACAACGACTCATTAGATGAAAACAATAATGAAAGTGATGAAAACAATGAGGATAGTGATGATAATAAAAACATTATACCGTTGAAAGATGATAGTATACTTGATATAGAAATTGATAATATATCTTTTGATGAAATTAATTTATCTAACTATGATAAACTATCAATTAATTCAGGATCAAATATATCATTATCAGATAGTGAAATATATGAAATTAATTATTGTTGTATTGAAAACTATCCAGTTCAGATAAATTGTATAGAAAAATTAGAATATACATTAGATAATTACATTGAAAATACCAAAAATAATATACATGAAGTCGAATGGAAATCTATATTATTTCAAATATGTTTTGGTTTATCTATAGCTCAAAAACAATATGATTTTGTTCATAATGATTTACATTCTAGCAATATTATGTTTAAAAAAACTGAATTAGAATTTTTATATTATAATTTTAAAGGCAATTGTTTTAAAATACCTACATTTGGTAAAATTACTAAAATAATTGATTTTGGTAGAGCAACTTTTAATTATAAAAATAAGGTATTTTTTAGTGATGTATTTAAAAAACACGGTGATGCTGAAGGTCAGTATAGTTATCCATACTTGAATAATTTAAAAAACTGTAAAATAAAACCAAATAAGAGTTTTGATTTATCTAGATTAGCAACAACTATTATAGAACATTTTGATGAAGATAGTAATATATATAGATTATTAAAATTATGGTGTATGGATAAGTATGGTAACTTTTTAATGAATCTTGATGATGATTTTAATCTATATAGAATTATTGCTAAGAATGTTAAATCTGCTGTTCCTAAAAATCAAATAAATAAATTAATATTTAAAGAATTTCTTATAGAAAAAGAGGATATTAAAAATGAATATATATACAATTATTGATAAATAGTTAAAAATATAATACCTAAAAATGTAGAAATATAAATATTTAAATAGGATAATATCATTATACAGAATAAAAATACTAATTTAAATAAAAAATTATTAATGTATGGAGGTTTGGTTTTTTTATTATAAACAATACAATTAATTAATATTAATATGAAACATACTATATATACAATATCTTTATTAATCATATATTAATAAACTATATTTTTAAAAATCTGGATCACCTATTTTAACATTACTTTCTGGAATAGTTATTTTTTTATCTTTAATATATAAAACAAATAATATAGACACTGCTATAAATAATACTAATTTAAAATAAGAATTATTTTCATATTTATTTTTAGTTCTATTATTTTCTAAATAAAATAATACTGTACATATTATTGCTATAACACAAGATAATAAATATTTATTTTCAATAATAATATTGTAATATTTACTAATCATTTATAACATTTTTTAATAAAATTATTTATAATTTTATACTTACTAATTAAAAAAATTAAAATCTTGTTTTGAATATTTTTTAATTTTGTAATTATTTTCATCATCATAATCTATTTCTATATCTGTATCATTAAAAGAATTTTTTTTTTTAGGTTTTTCAGAAGTTTCTATATAGACTGTTTTAATTTTATTATCATCTAAATTTTCTAATTTATTATTTGGTGTATCAATATAAATTTCATCTAAATTAGATAAATCATCATCTATATTTAAATTTAATGTTTCTATTTTTAAATTATCAATCTCGTTATTAATAGTATTTTCAACATCTATTTCTATATCACTTAAAGTATTATTTAATTCATCTATTTTTACTGTTTCTAATTCTAATTCACTCATTTCATTATCTGATTGTGAAATAATGTCCTTTTTTAATTCTGTAGATTTATCTACTTGTATTTTATGATCTGTAACGAGTTGTTCTTCTAAATTATTATTTTGATTTGATTCTAATAATCCGATTTCTTCTTTAGAATTTTCATTTTCAGATTCAGTTTTAACTAAATCAATTTCATCTTTAACTATGTCGGTTTTAACTAAATCGATTTCATCTTTAACTATGTCGGTTTTAACTAAATCGATTTCATCTTTAACTATGTCGGTTTTAACTATGTCGGTTTTAACTAAATCAATTTCATCTTTAACTATGTCGGTTTCAGGCTCATTTGATTCATAATTATTTTCAACAAAAGATACAGAATTTAAAATATCATTATTATTTTCTAAAGATTCGATATTTTTAATTCTATCTTCATTAATATTAACACTTTCTTTAGATTCTAAATCTAAAGAATTAATATTTAATTTTTCTAATTTTTCTTTAGAACAATTTTCAATTTCAGCCTTTACCATTTTTCTTAAGTTTTCATGTTCATTATTATTTTCACTCACAGTAAAATCTGTATTAGCTTCTTTAAATTCATTTCCTAAATATTCTTTTAAAATATGTTTAACAGGTAATTGTTTCCTTATAGTTTCATTTATAGTATTATCTATTATTTTTTCAGCATCTCTTCTATTCCGTTGGTATTCAAATTTAGAAATAGTATCATCAAATAAATATGGATTCTTCCAAAAAATTCTAGCTACTTCAATATAACATAAATGAATAAAATGATCAACTTTTGGTATTTTTAAATTAATTTTATTTTTATTTTTACTGAAATTTATAGATGTTAAAATACGTGTGTGACTTACAAACACAGCTGTTAATAAATCTTCTAACCAATCACAATCAGATATTTGAACTAATGAATTATAATGTTCATTTATAACTTCTTGGTTCCATTTTGGTATTTGACTTAAATCATTTTGAAAATGTAATAATGTATCATTATTAAAACTATTAGTTTTAGAATTATTATATATTATTTTTATTCCTTTAAAGATATTAGGACTAATTATATTAACTAATTGTTTCGTGTATTCTATTTTTGCATCTACCAATATTGCCAAATTACCTTCTTCCATGTTTAATGGATATATAGAAAATTAAAATTATTGATATACGCACATTAATTTCTTTAAATATTATAATGGATAATATAGTTAAGTTATATATGGATACAAAAAACTCTCAAAATAATTTAATTAATTGTCATAAAGAATTTAAAAATAAATATTTAATTTTGTTTAAAAAAAATAATAAAAAATTTAATACTAAAGCAGATAATGGTATAAGAGAACTTAAATTATTATTAAATTATCTAAGAAAACACCATGAACTTAAAGTTATTTATAATGCGTATAAAGATGTTATGAATCATTACTTGAATTTAAAGAAAAAATTTTCTTATTTTTCATATATTTCTAAACCATTAATACCCGAATCTAAATTAAAATATATGGTTAAAAAACAAGAAGATCTAATGACATATGTTGATAATTTAAATAAAAAAATTCCAAAGCTATGATTCTATTTTTTTAATTAAAAAATAGCGTTCCCAAATTTTATTATTTGTATTTTTTTCATAACCATTACATACAACATATGGTTGTAATTTATACTTATTACATTTTAAAATTTGTCTTATCATATTTATGGTAGGAAATTTTTGTTTATCTATAGAGTTATTATGTAAACAAGTTAAATTATGAGATTTATATTTTTGTTTTAATTTAGGAATCATCGTATTTATTTTTTCTTTAAATTTATCTAATCTAAGATATTTTTGATTAAGTGTTATATTTAATAAATCTTTTTCTGAATTTATTGGCTTTTCAATAATATTAAAAATTTCTTTAATAAGATCAAAATTAGAATTATCCATAATTTATATATTTAAAAATACTTTAAATATATAAATTATAATATGGATTATGAAAATGAAATTAATAAAATTTTACAATCAATCGATAATGAAATAATACAACCTTTGAATATAATATGTCAAGAAAGAAATAAAAAAGTAGATATATTTTATAGTAAATTTTTAAATTATAATGTTAATAAAAGCAATATTAAGGAATGTAAAGAATTATTAGAAAACTATGAATATATAGAATCTATACTTGATTTAAAAAAAGGAGACAAATTCCGTTTTTTATCTAAAAAATTCTTTTATGATTTAAAAATTTCACCATTAGTAACATTAATACAATATAAAAATGGACTTATAACCTATAGAAATGGATTATTTATAAATTCAGTTAGAGATAATGTATGTTTTTTTAAACATATACCAGATGAATTATTAGTAAAAATGAAATTGATGGAACTTATAAATGATTAAAGTTAATTTTTATTATCTTTACTATCTTTTTCTATTTTTTTTAAATAATCATTCATTATTTTTGTCGAATCTTTTATATTTATTATATCATAATTTTGAGCCATAAATGCTCCAAATATAGTTCCACACATAAAAGATAAAAAATTAGACATAATATATATTAAAAATTGATTTATTTTTTGAAATTAATTTATTTTAAATAAAGATGGATTTTTACATTTCTATATATACATTAAATAAATTAGATAATACTTTACAAAATTATAAAAAAAAAATTCTAAAAGATTTTCATTCTATAAATAATTTATCTATAGATTATGAAACATTTGAAAAAAAGATATTAGAAAGAAAAATTAATAAACCTATTGTAAAACAATTAGATTATAATAAATGTCATGCTTATATTTGGAAAAAAAACTATGGCAAAATACAATGTAAAAATAATCATAGTATAAATAAGTTTTGTAAAAAACATAATTTAAAACAAAATTATGGCATAATTAATTTCTAATATAATTTATATGAAATTATTAAATGAAGAATTAGGATATGATGATAATTATTTTTCTGTTATCAATAATTCACCACTATTAAGTGGTTCACAAGAACAATCGTTTAATCCATCGTTCAATTCTGATAAATCAAACAACAATTCAAATAATAATCCTATTATATTTGAAAGAGCAAATAATAATACTAATACTAATACTAATACTAAAACAGAACCAGTAATAAATATAGATGACATAAAACAAAATAAAATAAATGATAATAATATAGAAATGAATAATTTACAATTATCAAACCAAAATAATCAACAAATGAATTATTCGCAAGGACAAATGAATAATTCTCCAGAACAAATGGCATTTAAACAATTACAAAATCAATTAATTAATAATAGAATTTTGGATAATAATCATATAAATGATAGTCAAATGAATAATCAAATGAATAACAATCATATGAATAACAATCATATGAATAACAATCATATGAATAACAATCATATGAATAATAGTCATATGAATAATAGTCATATGAATAACAATTTAGAAAAAGATAAACCAAGATCTTTAAAGATAATAGTTTCTACAATTAATTATATTTTAATAATTTTATTAGCTTTAGCATTAAATGATTTAGGTAAATTTTATATAAATAGAGCTATAAAATATCAAAATGGAAATCATAAATATTATGTATATTATGTTGGAGGTATAATTATTATTTTATATTTAGTAAATAGAATGATTAATAAGCTAAACTAACTTAGATAACTATTTATTTTTATTTAAGTTTTTTTTTTTTTTAATAAA